TAGTAGTATTTGTGCTACTTTCTGTATAGAGCAAATCAAAGTTTAACGAGCCTTGTAAACTTATTTTGTTATTAGCTCCAGCCGTATAAATACCCGTTGTAGAGTTATACTCGTCCTCGCAAGTATTAAAATAACCTCCAGTAGTGGCGTTATTAAATATTAATTTGCTATCTGCTAAATTACCTGGGTTAGTTATGCTTTGACATTGTACCGTTTGGTTAGTTGTACGCTCAACATTAAACTCTTTACATAATATAGCAGCGTTATCGAGTAATATCTTGCCGCTTGCGTATGGTACTATTAGGCTTTTAAATAGGGTGGTATTTAAAAAGGTACTATCGTAAGTATATCCAGCCTCTGAGAGTATAGAGTCTAAATATTGCTTTAAGTAAATAGCGGGCTTAAAATCTTGTACCTTCCAGTTATCGTAACGGCTTCTACCTCCTATATCTATCATAGGGTAAACATAGCCCTCGCCTATTGGAGCAGTCCAACTATCTACTACGTTAGCCTGAGTCCAAGTGTGGTCTAAAGCTGATAGGTCTAAGTCTTGTAGGTATTTATCTTTAATCTTCTCGAATAGGTTACCTACCTTACCCGTAGCAGCTATATCGTAAGTTACTAAGCCGTCTATATTTTTGATTGATAAGAGTTGGCAGTAACCGTCAATAACTAATACTCCGTCTTGTAGTATCTGATAGCTTGTTTTTAGGTTAGGATTAAAGGTTAAGTAATCTACGTTTACATCGAAAGCGTGTTCGAAAATTTGATTAACTAATTTGCCCTCGGGTATAGTAATAGTTTTAGAGTAATCGGATAGCCTCTTTTGTGGGTTATTTACATCGTATGCCTCTTTAGTTAAAGGTATCGCCCCTTCGTTATGCGGTATTGAGTAACCCGCTATAATATGTTCAATTACCATTGACGTTCATCTGAGTTATCTATGACCATATCCAAAGCAAGGCTATACACTAATCCGTTTTCGCTCTTAGCGTGTTGGTAGGTTCGTCCGCTTACGTTTACGCTTACAAATCCAGCGTCACTACGCCAGTAAACCTCAGGAGACGAAATAAGGTCTTCTAAGCCACTTACCTCAAAGTCTTGGAGTAATCTACTGTTTAAGTTATAACTCTCGCTTGTAGCCGTATTAAAAGCTCTTGTACGTTGTGCTTGCGTTGTATAAACTAAAGTACTTCCGCTTACTCTATCGGGTGAGTATTTAGCAAAGGTTTTATTTACCTCCGTAGTTTGATTACTCTTGCCGTCAAAGACAAAGCTATCAAAACCTCCCCATCTGTTTAACCAATGCAGCTCGTAAGGTGTATAGTTAGTATCGCAGTCGTCTAACTCGTATAGATAGGCGTTAGAAACAAGCTCAGTTGTAGACTCGTCGTATATTGCTACTGCGTAGTACTTTGCCGCAGTCCAAACTATTGGAGTGTCCCAGGCGTGAGCTGAGGCTTCTTGTCTGCCAATGTCCAAAGCAAAATAACCCTTTGCGGTAGTGGTCAAATCTAATTGACTTAAAGAGATTTGATTAAAAGAAGCGTCTAAGGTTTTAAGCCATACCCTAAAGTTTGCACTTGCTCCACTTTGTACCCATTGTATTTGCGTCTTTTGGTCGGTCTTTACCTTTAACCAATTGTTTGAGCCACTAAAAGCGTTTATAACGGGTATAGTATTGCTGAAATTACTAAGCAAGTTTTTTTCTATTGCACTTGTCGCTAATTGGTAGTCTTGCCACTCGTTAGAGGCGAACTGAATATACTTAGGAGACGCAGCCAAAGAGCTTATAGTGTTAGAGGTTACTACTGAGCCTTGCAAAGCTCCGCTATAATACTCTTGAAAGGTTACCTTAAATTCGTTTAAAGTATCGCTTATAAGCCCTACCGTATCTCCGTTAGGTACTGAGTAGGTAATAGGAACAAAAGATTTTACTACGTCCTGGATGCTTAGTATAGCTTGAGTAGTCAAAGGTCTTACGCTTATTTGCTGAGTGCTTATAAGTGTATTAGCTCCGCTTGGATTAAGATATACTTTGCAAACTATTTTAAAGCCAGGTTGTGCGGTGCTTGTTGAGCTTAATAAATACTCAATAGGAGCAAACGCTGGTCTTATGTAAGTGGTGGTCGGTTGGTCTTGGATGGTAATAGCCATTATACCTATATACCGCCTAAAATAAAAAAGGACTCATAAGGTTTGCCGCCCGAGTCCTTTAGTAATGATAAACAATAATTAAGAGAATACAAATATAATAAATTAAACTATTTTAATTAACTCAATAACATAATTGCTATACTGAGTTAGTAGCATCTGCTCGAAGGCTATTAGCTTTTTATCGTTTATTACGTTAGTATAGAAGTCGGTTCGCTTTGTTCCGTTATTAAAAATACTGCGAGCTATTGCAAAGGCTATTCCGTTGCGTATCTTCTCAGCATCTTGGCGTTTACCTGATTTAGTGTTACTTGTTCTTGGAGCGTTAATACCTCTATTAAGCATAAACTTGCGTATAGCTTTTATAGGAGGCATTTTATTTGTGTACTTGAACCTCGATATACCCGTATTGTTCTTTGCTCCGCTTACGCCCTCGTCTAAATACTCGTAATAGTTAGGCATAGCTATTGTAATTTTAAAGCCGTTTGCGGTTATTGCTACGGGTTGAGCGTTGCCGTCGCCTATTGCCTGAGCAGTATTACCGCTTGCGTATCTCCCTACGTCTTTTAAAGATTGGACTAAGTCATCTACAACCGTCTGCCAGTACTTATCTAAATTCGCGTATAGTTTATTTTGCATTCTTTTCGTAGTTAGCTTTCTCGACCATATAAGCCCACCAATTTAAAAACTCAATCGCTCCGAGTTTAGTAGTCTGCTCTATGCTTATATTATGGAGTTTAGACATAGCCTCTATTATGCTGAATAGTCCCCATCGTTGCCCAAAATCTCCCGAGTCATCGCCAGCGTTTCCTTCATCCACTTGCTCAAAGAGTCCTCTGTATTGTTCAAGTAATCGTTCCAAAGATTCCAAAAAAAAACAAAGATATTCCATACCTTGTCTAATTCCATACCTCTTATTAAAGCGGCTCGCTCGTTGAGGCTGAGGTTATCATCTCCGTAGTTCTTGCCTTCAGGCTTGCTTATAGCTGCTAAGAGTAAATCCATAACCTTAACGCCTTCACCCTGGTACTTGCTCCTTATATTAATTATATCTAAGAGCTGACCGCTTGTTAGCTTTTCGGGTTTGTGTTCTACGTGGTAAACGCTCCCGTTAAGTATTATACGGCTATTAATTTTTAGCTTTTCAAGTTGCTTTATGTTAAACTCTCCTAATTCTGCTATCATTACTGCAAAGTCTTTTAGTTTAACCTTACTTGCCTCCTCGTAGGTTATATCCTTTATAGCTGCTACTGCGTAGATATTCTGCTCCATTACGGGCAGCTCTCCATCTATCTCGTTAAGTAGCTGGTATTGACCAACCGTCATTTTAGATAACCTTGTATGTTCCATAACCTTTTTTACTAAATTTGTGCATTATTAAATACCTAAGTGCGTCGATTGCGTGATTATAGCCATCGATAGGTACGTTAAGACTATCTCCGTTTCTGTCTACCTTCCATTTATACTGCTCTAATTCCTTTATTAAGTTCTTACTTGACGAATGTACGTTAATAGAGTAGCCTTTTAATAGATTAATTCCGAACATTATACTGTCTGCTCCTTTCTTAACTCCGTCAATAGTCCAGCGTAAACGCCTCAGCTCCTCGATACTCTTAGGCTCTGCACTATCTGCCACTATTAAAGCTCCTTTGCTTATGCCTAAAGCCTCCATTCTATCGCTTATATCTCTGTTAGTTAGCCCAGTCTCGTAGATTAATTCCTTTACCCATAACTCACCGTCTTGCAGCCTTACCTCTACTAAAGTAGTCGGGTCGTTAGTGAACCCGAAATCTATTCCATATCCTATTAAATTTTTATCCTCAAAGCTCTCGTTTAGTACGTACCACTTTTTAAGTATAAGTCCCTCTATTTTACCCGTTCGACCTCGAGCGTATACCTTCCATAAATCTAAATCTTTGTCCTTTAGAGCTTCTATCTTCTCCCTTATCTTATCGCTTAAAAAAGGGTTGTGTCTATGGTCTGAGATTATTAGCTCAGCGTTTAACATAGGTATTATTTTGTCGTGTACCCAGAAGCTTGTATCAGGATTGTAATCGAGATACACTTGCTTACGAGTACGTAGGCTTAACTGCTCAAAGATGTTATAAGGTATGCCGTTAGCCTCGTTAACGAATAGGTAGTCCCTCTTACCCGACTTGGCGTCTTGCTCGTTGTCGTAACTATTAAACTCGATAATAGAGCCGTTCTTAAAAGTGAATACTCTATCGCTTCTATTGTAGAAAGTTACTTGCTGCTTAATAGCCTCGTCTGCGTTGTGGATGTCTATCGCATCTCTTAACGCTCCTACTTTTAAGTTAGGTATATCTTGACCGACTACGGTAATAGTGCAAGTATCTGCTATTGCTTTACTAAATAATACTTGAAGTATTGCGTACGTTTTTCCTGATGAAGTTCCACCCTGATTTACTACGATGTCCGCAGTAGAG